TCTTTGCATCTTTCCGATTAGATCGAAATTCTTCTTCTCTAATCCCTCAATACTTTGCTGTAATTCTTCGATCTTGGCTTCTAATTTAGAAGTGTCAGAGGCCGTAAGCTCCTGAGTGTTTTCTTCAGACATAAATAACCCGTAAGGCTAGTTTTCTATTAAGTTAGCAGAGAATCAATAAAAACAACCCCATGCCTACCCCAATCATTGAAGAAGACGGCTTCACCGTTCGTCAACTAAAGCAATTGTTATCATCCGTTCCTGATGTTGATGGTGAAGGCAACGAAACAATGGTCTATGTCGTAACAGGGAACGCAATGGCCGACGTTATTACAATAGGTAAAGCAGACAGCCAAGATGACATCCTTTTAGTCCCTGGTTTTTGGACCGATGTTATGGAAGACCTTGAAACGCTAGACGATTTTATTGCTGACGATGATTAACCTCTTTTACCTCTGATCTGATCGATCCTTCTTTTCGCCTTGCTGCCTTTACCTCTTTCACCATAATTCGACACCTTCTTAGGTGCAGACTTCATCTGTTGCTTAAGGCTTTCTCCTCCAGGTAAACGCCCTTTAGGAGTTCTGCCCTTAGTCTTCCGTCCGATCATCGCTTGTGTCTGCCTATATCCAATACCTTTTCTCTTCTGTGCCGCTGTTCCTCTTCCTTTAGTTGCTCCGCCTCTTTCTCTTATCAAATCTCTTCTCCTCATCCTTGCCTCTTGTCCTTTTTTAGATAGTCCATAACCCTTTCCTTCTGTTGCGCCCTTCCTCATTGACTTCTTCATCTTCGTAAACTTACCCTTTGCTGCCGCGCCTTTCCTTGCCTCTTTTGTTCCCCGATCTACTTGGCTAAATCTTTCGGCTGTCTTTGCTGCTGTCTTCGCTTTCTTATAACGTTGCTTGGCTGTTCCTTGAGCTTTCTTGGCAGCGGCAGTTTTCTTAGCAGCGGCAGCCTTCTTGGTTGCGGGCCTTTTCTTCACTCCCTTGAACTCACTGCCTCTTAATTCTTTATTTGCAAACTTCTTACTGTCGATTTTTGCCCTTAATTTTTGAGACTTTGTTTTTGATCCTGCCCTTGGTGCTTTCGTTTTTGCGGGTGTTTCTCTGAATCCCTGAGAATAAGCTTTTTTTCCAGTTTGCTTCTTAATGACTCGTTTTTGTGCCGAGTCTGTGGTTGACCCGCTCTTTCTATCTGTTCCTCTTGCCTTTTTCCATTCTGCTTTTGCAGCACGGCCTTTTGTTGCTTTACTGCTGAATTTTTTAGCTCTACTTGCTTTGGCTTGTTTTGCGAAATTCTTCTTTAAGCCTGCGCCTGCCGCTGTTCTTTTCTTCGTTAACTTATTGGTGACGCGAGTTAAACCTGATTTTGCTCCGCCTATTTGCTTTCTATGTGCCGCCGATCCTTTCTTTGTATTAATACCAATTCCACTTTGCTTCTTCCTTAACTTGCTAGCCGCTGCCTTATAAGTTGAGCGAGCTTTCAAGTTCTTAGCCGACTTCCCCATCTTGCCGCCTTTGCCCCTGGTCCCTCCTCCTTTAGAAGCGAAACGCCCGCCTTTATCTCTTACATATCGACGAGCCATGACCCTAATTTAAACGTTAAAAATAGTTTACCCGTTACGGTTAAACTTTGCTCCAAGATTTATCAATCAAATCAATATCTTTATTATTTTCCGCCGCTGCATATAAAGCCTCAGTCGCACGACCTATGTCAATCTTGTCATACGCATTTGACTTCTCATAAATATCCTTCATTAGCCGTGGGACATTTTTATCCTGCGGCCAATCAGAAATCAAAGCAATCGCTTGCTCGTAACTCATTTAGGTGCTTTCAATGCTGTAGCCACTGCGTCATCAACCCATTTATAGGCTTCTGGGGCTACTTTCTTTAAGCCTACAGGGTCAAAGATGTATTGAACAAATGTTTCAGCAAATTGTTCTAAATAATTACTTGACCCATATACGCTTGGTATCCAAGTTCCTGTTGTGATGTCCCTGTCGTCAGCACTAAGCTCTAAGACTTTTCTGAATGAAAGTTTGACCTTGTTGGAAGCGTAATGAATTTGATGTCCCATCTCATGCACATAGTCAGTGATCCACTCTTGAGGACCAAAGAAACCTGTCCCCACCCCTCTAACCGCGCCATTTGTATGCCTAAGAGGACTGCCCGCCGCTGCTGAACTAACACTCTTCTTCACGTCCGCAATTACTCCTTTTAAGTTTTTGACAGGTCTATAGGCATCCCTATTACGCAAAACAATATTATTGCGCCCCGCAGCAGTAAACCCACCGACTCCTGGCCCCTCGCCGTGCATTGTTAGAGCTTTTTGAAAAGCGCGACTAGGTTTTCCTCTCTTTATGTCTGCCAATATGGTTTTTGCTGTATCAACTCCTATTAACTCGACTGTTAACTTCATATTGCCCTTGTAACCCTTAGTACCTCTTGCAACAGTAGCCTCCATACTCTTTCTTAATTGCGGATTCTTTAGCAGATGCCTTGTACTCTGACCCGTTGACCAAGAACAAAAAACCTGTCGTTGCTCTGCGAATTGGAATAATTTTTTGGCATTTTCACCAGCCTGCCCCTTCATCTCTGACATCAAAGCAAAAACGCCCGTTACGTCTGACTCACTCAGAGAAGAATCCTTTTGGAATCCCTGTAATGCTCCCATTGTCGGCAATCTCTGAGCTTCCGCCTTAATCGCTTTTGTTGCTTCTTTAATAGACCGATCAACTTTCTTCAATTTATAATCACGCCTTAAATCAACTAACGTCTTCTCTGTTCCGTCCTCCCTTACCAAGCTAACAATTGCCTTGTTCGGATCTTTATATCTAGCCGCCAAGCGATTAAAATAAACGGCTTTATCATATCCAAGCGCGTCAACCTGCTCGACTCCAGGTAGAACTTTTCTTCCATCCTTGACCCTTTTGCTATATAACCAATCGCCATATTTTTCATTTGCAGGGACAGGCCCATCTTTACTTGCTCTCTTTGCTTGCCCGACTCCCTCTACCTTGTCAGGTGCAATAATCCCATAGTCTTTTTCTAATCCGTCCCAATCAATAACAGGAACAGTTGTTGACCTGCAATTGAAATGCAACGGCGGCATCGGTCCCTCTTCATAATCAAATAACTTCCCATCTTTTGAGGCGCATAAAAGAGTTGTATTACTGTCGAGCGTTGCCACGTATCTATATTTTTTAGTAATTTCTGAGTTTGCCTTATATGTCTCTTGGCTTGCAGTGTTTGAAACTTGGTTAACGCTTGTTCTTACGAGCGTCATTATTTGATTATTTGCCAAACGAGTGCCGTCTTTACCTCCCGCTAATGCAATTGCTCTAGCACTTGCCTTCTGGCCTCGGCCAAACTCCATTCCTTCAAAGTTAAACTTATCCTGTGTCCCAATTATTTGACGGACAATCTTATCTGTAGACAATCCCGTTAACATCCCAGTTTGCACAGTCATTCTGAATTTCTGCGCTGATGTATTAGCAATACCCCTAAAAGCTTTTTCCACAGTGTCGCCATTAGGCAAGACCATTGGTGTTCCTTGTTTTGCAGTCAATTTATAAACGCCTTTACCCGTCAAGGCATCACCCGCCTCCGTCGTGACAAGGTTCAATTCTGTTGGGTCTTTCGTTACAACAGCTTTTGCAAATTGAGGACTAATCTCTAATTCTCGAACAAGACCATCAGCATCGGGTATCTCCTGAAGTAATTGAGCTAAAGCAAATTCACTTTCTATTTTTGCTAACTCATCAAGATCCTTCGTCATAAATTTCGTCGCATCACCAGCCCAACCATCAAGGCTTGTTTTTAAAGATCCGATAATCTGCCTCAACCTCTTGGCTCTATAAGAAGACGAATAAGCCTTGTCGCCCATCGACTGCAATTCCTTCGTTGCATCAACCAAAATGCGGTTATAAGTAATCATCAGTTTTTTCGCTACGCCTGTCTCGTAACGATTCAAATTAATAGCGTGTTTAAAAACACTTGATGGCGTTCCACTAGGGTCGGCCATTTTTTACTCCTCTACTTCGGCAGGTTCTTCCGCTATCTCAACGGGTGATGGATCTAATAAAGCTCCTTCTGTTGCAGCTAATTCTTCCTCAACGTCAAATTCATCAGGCAAGACCTCGCCCTGTGAAAGCATGGTTAATAATGTCTCTTTTGAAATGGTCCCTGCTGTATAAAGTTGAAGCAAGCTGCCAATCTCTTGAGGGTCAAGACGCGCTGCCATAAAGTCGCGATTGACGTAACAACTACCGCCTTCAAGTCCTAAATAATCAGCATGAAATCTTAGACAGTTATCAATTAAATCCTGCACCTGTTGAGCGACAACAAGCATAGTTGCATCCGATTGAGAGCGGTCGATGGCTTTAGAAGTGGCGGTCTCGGCAGACAATTTCTGCCCAAGGATGGCGGCGAGACCTAATTCGTTTATTTGTGATGCTATTTCTTTTAAACGTTCCTGCTGTGCTGAAAAACTATTACCAGCTGGCTCTATATATTCAATTCTTGCCTCCGCTGGCATTGCAAAAGCCTCCCCTGGACCTGCACTAATTTCACTATCACTTGGCGGCATCCCGAATATCGAGAGCATTGGCACAGCAGCGCAATGCAAAATATTGTCATAATCACTCTGGATCTGATAATGCTTCAAATTCAATTCACCAATATCACTCATCGGCGGACGCGACTCCAAATACCCGATCTTGTTTGAATAAGCAACAGCAAAAGGAATTACATCTAATGTCGTTGTACCTTGCTCCTCAATCTTAAAATCACCGTCCTTGTTCTTTCGATGAATCTCAAAAGATCCAGGCGTTAACACCCTGATTTGTTCAACCTCCTTAACACCATATAAACCATCCTCAACTAAAACCCGTTCGACTAAACGCAACTGAGTCAAGAAATCTTTACCTTCTTTCTTCTCAGTCTTCCACCCGATGATATCCCTCGGACTATAAGTCACCCAATATGGTCTACCTTCTTCAGTCTCTAAAGCAGGCGCGTCAACAAGAACGCCAACATGGCCATAGCGCAAAAGCTTACGGCTAGTTTCGTAAGTCCAGATATTTAGATCATTACCACTAAGATCTACATCAAAAAGCTGTTCCCTTATGTCGTCTGGAGTGTCATTTAATTGAACAGGCTTGCGGGTCAACATACCCGCCAACATTCTCTCGATTCTGATGAAATAAGGAGAAAGGACACTTCTGCTAAGTCTTGCATCATAACTTTGATCCGTTTCACGTTCCTCCTGTGGTAAATATTTGCGATGCTTGCTTCTTATCTCATACGTTCCCTGAATAATAGTTTCGATTAAACCCCAATGAGGTTGCATGTTTGTCCATTGCTGATTCGGATCATTAACCTCAACAACACGCGCTTCCGCTGGCTTTCTGTTTTCTCTATATCCGCTGTATGCGCTGAAAGTCACGGGGAAAGCCTCACTTAATAAATTCTAATTCCTGTTCTGCTACCCGCACGGGCATACAGAATAGAGAACTCTCGATATACACAGTATCCTAATGCGTCATTCATGTGATCGAAACCATTTAACTTGTCAGGTTGTTGCGTTTTCTCATCCCATGATTGCAGCTCAAGGCACTCGATCACCCTTCCGCAACGGGAGCCAACCTCCAAGCGTGATTCCCCTTTGGAGTTACAGAGAAGATTTTGCAAAGTCTGGACTCGATCTTTGATTGCGGGGTTCGAGCGGGGCGACATGTTTTCAAAGCCGTAAGATTGGAGTATGGATATATCTGTCCTAGAGGCGTTTGCGTTTGTCGAACGTTGCGAACCTGAAGCATCGGGAAATACCTGAATTTTACGATTTGGGTAACGCCTTACGATTTCCTGTGCTAGTGCGTCAGTGTCGTGGGCTTTAACAATTTCGTCTATTATGACTAACTTATTTCCGTCCCGCACACATACAACAGCATTTGTATTATCTACGTTGAAATCAATTCCAATCTTCAAAATTTCATCGCTGTAATCAGGC